ATAGCACTATGGTAGGTTTAGTCAGAATTTTAATGATACAAGAAATTGAATGGTCAAGTAAACAAAAAGGCCCTGAATTTTACTATGGCCAATATGATGAAATTTTAAAAACATTAATGGAAAAATATAACGTATAATAAATAAAAACTTATATTATGAGAAAATCAGTAAGAAAAAAAATTGAAGAAGTAATTAATCAATATTCATTTGAATATAATGTTCCAGAGGTTAGAAGGGAAATGATTAATAAGTTGTACGAAAATGCAAAAATTCCTTTTAAGGATTTAACAACAGTAAACGATGTAGATAATGACACAATTCGTTTTCAGGGATACGATGCAAAAACAAACAAAATGGTTGATTTAATCGTACAACCCGCGAACATAAAATATAAAGAATTTTATGAAAATTTATAAAGGAAAATATATTGTATAATTATGAAAGTAAAAGATATAAGAAATCAATTTGTTAAAAAGTATAAAGAAGAAAAATTTGAAATCGATAAAAACGGTGGAAAAGTTATTGATCTTATATGTGCTCAATTTGTAGCTGATGAATCATTTATCTTTGGAGCTCCAAATGAAGATTATATTAAAAGAGAATTGAATTGGTATTTATCGCAATCATTAAATGTCAATGATATTAAAAATACACCTGTTATTTGGAAACAAGTAGCAGATAAAGATGGCTTTATAAATTCTAATTATGGATGGTGTATATTCTCAAAGGAAAATGGAAATCAATATGATAATTGCTTAAATGAATTAAAAAACCAAACAAGTTCACGAAGAGGCGCTATGATTTATAATCGTCCTAATATGTGGGAAGATTATAATAAAAATGGTCGTAGTGATTTTATGTGCACTTATGCAGTTCAATTTTTAATTCGTGATAATATACTTTATTCTTATGTTTTGATGAGATCTAATGATGCATGGGCAGGATATAGAAATGATTATGCTTGGCATAAATATGTTCTAAATAAGTTAGGTGATGATCTAAATATAAAGAAGAGAGCTATGATATGGAATAGTGGAAGTTTACATTTATATGAAAAGCAATTTTATTTATTAGAGCATTATATAAAAACTGGTATTCCATCAATAACGCGTTTAGAGTATATGAAATTAATTACTAATTTTGAATAATAATAGAATAAAAAGCTCTATTTAAAACTATTGTAAATATTAACAATATAAAATAAAACAATTAAAAAATTATGAAAAAAGATTTGTGTGAATTAGTGGTAATTATTGATGAATCGGGGTCAATGCAAAATGTAACTAATGATACTATAGGTGGATTTAATACATTTCTTGAAACGCATCAGAATCTTCCTGGTGAAGCTTTATTAACACTTGTTAAGTTTAATACTAATTATAATATAGTTCATAACGGTGTTAATGTTAAAGATGTTCCTAAGTTAAATGGTAAAACATATTTTCCTGGTAGTATGACTGCACTTCTCGATGCTGTAGGAAAATCTATAGATGAAGTTGGAAAAAGATATGATGCTCTAAAGAAAAAAGATAAACCCGGAAAGGTTATATTTTTAGTAATTACAGACGGTGAAGAAAATAGTTCTAAAGAATATAAATTAGAACAAATTAAAGAAAAAACAAAAAATCGTCAAGAAAAAGATAAGTGGGAATTTGTATTCATGGGAGCCAATCAAGATGCTTGGGCTGCTGGTGGTGGCATGGGTATTGCAAATAATGTAAATTACACAGTAGACGACACAAACGTATTATTTTCTCAGTCTGCATATTATTCAGCAAATATAAGAATGTATAGTAAGAAGGCATCGTTGAAAAATTTCGATTTATCGGCTGATGAGGTTGATAAAGAGCTTAAAAAAATGAAAAAAGATAATTCTAAAACTTAATGTTATGATACCTGATATTTTGAAATTAAATTGGACACATAAACAATTAAAGATAACAGACATTAGAAAATTAAACAAATTGTATGTTATAACAGTGAATGATTCTAAATCTAAAAATCAGATTGATCAACCACTTTTTGTTAAAGATGTCATATTTGAAGAACGTTTGAAATCTTATTTTCTAAAAGATCCTCTTAGAGTTACCAGAGAAGAAATACTTAGTGTATTTTGGAACATGTACATTACTAAAGGATATTATATTAAAATAGATGAAAATGGTGAAGTAACTCAACATGATCACGATGAAAACAAATGGTATGTATCATATTTAGAAATAGATGGGTATTTAGGATCTTTTAGTTCAATATATAGAGAAAAAGAATTAATTAAAAAAATAAATTAAATAAAAATGGACATCAATCAACCTACACCAAATCAAACAAAGTTGCAAATCACACCAGAAATGATGAAAGCATTCAAAACATTAATGTGTGATTGCGGCGGAATGATATTTCAAACCGCGTTAGTACTAAAAAAAGTATCTCCGTTAATTGCTCCTTCTGGAAAAGAAGAATTAACACCGATCGAAGTATTAGTATGTAAAAATTGTGGTAAAGTTCCTAACGAATTGAATATGCACGGAATTCTACCAGAACAGGTTCTTGCAGAAAAACCTGTAGAAGAACCGATTAAAGAACAACCTAAAAAAGTAAAAAAAGGTTTAACAATTGTAAAATAATTAAAAATTTATTATATTTTAAATTTGCATTTAAGTCCGTGCCATCGGTAATAATTCATTTTTGATATAGATTTTTTACAATATTCACATTTAATAAATGTTTTTATACGATGTTTATTGGCATCGCTAATTTTTTGTTTTGTTTCTAATGAGCGTTTTTTTCCTTTCAATAAATTTGATAATTTATTTCGTGTTTCGACTGTAACAATTTTTCCTAATTTAATTTTTCTCATTTTTTCAATAGATTCAACAGAATGCTTTTTTCCTTTTCTAAATTGATTTCCTAAATGAGAAATTCTTAATTTTTCTTTAGATTCTTTAGAATGATGTTTTCCTTTAAATCCTGATATTTTTCCTAAATGAGATAACCTATTTTTTTCTTTTGATTCATTTGAAACACAATATCCACTTCTCGCGATAGATCTTTTTTCAATATGTTCTTTGGTTTGTTTTTTTCCTTTATGTTTGACTCGTATTTTTTCTATGCTTTCTTTTGAATGACTACCTCGACATAAAAATCCACTACTTAAGCTTATATTATATCCATAGGGATATAAAGTATTAAACTGTTTAATATATTTTTCTTGTGCATCAAATGCTTGTTGTTTTGTATCAAAAAATTCAAGAATTTCTTTTTTAAAATTTTTTCTTCCGTATTTTTTAATTGCGTTTTTAAAATAAGGTCTACCACTTCCAATGTACCCTTTGTCATAGCTATTATTTATTTCATCTGTTGAGCGATCGCCTATATATTGTTTTCCATTTATTAAATTAATAGTTAAATAAACGTAATTAAATTTCTTTTCTTTCATCTTCAAATAGTAATTTAAATGTTATATATTTTATATATCTTTAAAACTTTTAAGAATACACACTATATAAATTAAAATTAATAGTATTAACTTAAAAATTTAAAAATTATGCAGCAATATTACCGCGTGACGATTAAAATGCAATTTGAAGACAAAAAAGGAAACATCAAATCCAAAAAAGAAAATTATATTGTATTTGCTATGTCTCCTACTGATGTTGAAGCTAAATTGGCAAAACATTTAGGTGTTGAGGATTACGAAATTGTTGGTATTAACACCACCAATATCGTTGACATCGTTAAGTAATTAATTACCAGGATGATAACATGAATATCGAATCCTAACATTGAACGTGTTAGGATTCACTTTTTGTGTTATTATATTGCTTGTGAATATATTATAATATCAATAATATATAAAATAAAGTTGTTGATATAATCATGAAGAAAGAAGTAAAATTTTATTATGTTTATATTATAACAAATCTTATTCTCAACAAACAATATATAGGAAGCAGAAAATGTTATAAAAATAAAATTGAAGATGATATTTATTGGGGGTCAAGTGGATATTTAAAACGAGATTTTAAAATATATGGAAAAGAAAATTTTAAAAAAGAAATTATAAATTATAAATATACTAACGTTAAAGATATGTTAGATGGTGAAACTAAATATATTTTACAATATAATACATTAGAACCCAATGGATATAATCGATTTTTACCAAATAAACATATGGGATTTTATGCAGGATTTACTAATCATACTCATGCGGTTGAATCTAAATTAAAAACTAGTATAAAATTAAGAGGTAGAAAAGTTTGGAATGATGGAAAAATAGGAAAATGCCCACAATTAGCGACGATGAAAAATAAACATCATTCTGATGAATCCAAGGAAAAAATAAGAAGTGCTACATCAAAAGAAAACAATCCATTTTGGGGAAAACATCATTCTGAAGAATCTAAGATTAAAATGCAAAAAAGCGGAAAAATTAGAGATAATTCTTCTTATAGAACAGAAGAACATAGAAATAAAAAACGGCAAATGAGTAGTGGAGAAAGAAATGGAATGTATGGTAAATCTTTTTATGATATATGGATAGAAAAATATGGAAAAGAAAAAGCCGATGAAAAATTGGAAAAATATAAAGAAAATAAAAGAAAAAATGTTATTTGATAAAACCAAATTTAGTTTTAAAGAAATCACAATGAATTCCAATGGAAAACAAAGTGCGACGGGTTTTATTGGAGTTATATTGGGATTAGTAGCAGCTGTGTCATTTATGGCAGCTATGGTTGGATATTTTTTAGAAATTCCTAATACTATTGAAGTAATGGCACAAATGTTAAAATTAATTGCAGCATCTACAGTATTACTTGGTGTTAGAAAAATTGCGCCAAGAGTTGGTCGCACTGAAGAAGAAATAGAAGAAGAAGTTGAAGATGCAGTTGAAGAAGAATTTAAACAACAAAATAAAGATTCGATTGTAGATTCTAAAAAAGGATGAAATGCCACATAATTTCGATTTTTCTAAAGTTGATGATGTTAAAACTATTGAAGTTAAACCTGAAGGGTGGATAAATCCATTATATATAGAATACGGATTTGTTGAAACGATGGATTTAACATTAAATTATTATTGGAGAGTTAAAGGAACACTGCATACATTTGTAATACCAATTTCAAGAATGGATTTTTTAAGCAGTGGAGATTATAAAAAACATTTTGAAG